TAATTAATTAATCAGATTTAATAAGTTATCTAATTAATTATATAAGTGATTTTTTTCCTTTTCTCTTTTTAGGACAAGATTGGAACCCATCATCATCAATTAATTGTTCGACAGGTTTATCATTTTCCAAAGGTGTATTTGCAATCAGATCGGCATAGATAGGAGACAAATCTGTCATTACGCTAATTTCAGTAACAATCACTTCATTAGAATTATTTTTTGATCTGTTTCTGGTAACGACTGTTACTTCAGTGGCGTGCTTTTCTTTAATGACATTGACTTTATCTTTTTGGCCCCATATACCAAAATTCTGTGATGGTTCGATATTAGATGCAACTAATGTAGGAAATGAGTTTAAATCAGGGAGTTCTTGTTTAATATGCGGCTTATAGACTTCAGTCTGTTCATTAGGTCTACGATACATATATTGTTTAGTAGATTCGTATTGGACTTTACGTTGATCTTGTTTATCACGAATATTATGTAAGACACTATAATCTCTCGTAGATTTTTTTTCACCATTAGATTCATTTTCTGCGAATCTACGATCCTTCATTTCTTTATAACTTTGGAGGTGACTGCTGATATTACTAAATTTAGAACCGGTTGTTTGAGTTTCTTGAATAGCAACTGTTTCATTATCAGTGGAATTTTGATTTCTTCCACGTCGAGAGACAGTATGCCAATCATTATTTTGAGATGATTGAAATCCTTTCAATACATCAGATTTATTAGAGTTAGACGACATTATTTTATAATAATATTTTTAATTTGATATATATAAAATAATATTTTCAATTATTTTATATAGTAAATATATATATGTCAAACTTAGAGAAATATATTAATTTTATGAATATATCAAACAATATCGATATAAATAGCGATAATTTAAATAATGACAAATTTATTATAAAAAATGAACAATCTGGTGGTTCTGACTTTATTGTCAAACCGGAGGGAACTTATCAGGGCCCTAATGAAGTGGATGTTAAACAGCAATTACAAATGAGTGTTTATAATAGAGAAAAATTAAATTATATGGAACCTTCTAAAACTTCATTATATACTATACCTAAAGGAACTATATTATATCATGGATCTTTATACAAAGAATCATTTAATCCATTTGATATTAGATTAGGTGAAGATAAACTTGTTTCATATTTTAGTCCAAATAAACGTTTAGCTGCTGATTATATAGTAGGTTGTGCATTATATCCAACAAGATCTGGTTATTTACATAAATTTAGAGTAAAAAAAGATATCGAAAAAGTAATGATTGTATCAACTTTTGAAAAAAAAGCAAATTGGACTTTATCATTTGTAGAGGATACTTTTTGTTCTCGTAAATTTAGAATACAATTAGATGGTATTGGCTTCTTTTTCCCAAGAAGAGATGAAAAAGATTTATATAATGCAGGTACCGTTCAAACAGATCCAAAAATAACTTTTGATGCTGAATTCGCAATTTGTGATCCAAATGAATATTTAGAATATATATCTACACAACGTTGTGTAAGTATGCGCAAATTAAGTGCAGATTATCATTTTAATAAATAATATATTAAATAATTTTCTTTAATAAAATTAAGAAATGGAATTATTAAAGAATTATAATTTTTGTGATAATATAATATGTAATATTAATAATGAAAATCTAATAGATTATAATAAATGTCATAACAGTGATTGTTATAAATTAATTAAACAAACAGGTGGAAGAAAATATATAATTGATGGTAAAGAAGTTATTAAAGAAAAAATAAGATATATTAAAATATTGCAAAATCAACTCCAAATTCTTGATTCCTTATTAAATGATGGTGCACAAAAAAAATATGTAGATTCACAACATAAGTTAAGATATTCTGAACATTCAGGTCTTTTTGATTTTGATAAAACTAAATTAGATAAGATTATTATTAGTGGTAAAACAAATAGAGAAGATACAGATGATGTCGATATTTTATTACCACAAAATATGAAAGATGCATTAGATTATGAATTAATGTTTCATACACATCCACCAACACCATATCCGGGTGCTAGAGCAATAAGTGGTGTATTATATGAATTTCCTTCTATATCTGATTTGTATCATTTTGCATATCATTTTAATGAAGGAAATATACAAGTATCAATGATTATTGCACCTGAAGGAATATATATAATTAGAGTTAATGAACATGTCAAAAAAATAAATTATCCTATAAATAAAGTATTTAAAAAAATGGAACTATTAAATTTAAAAATTAATGAATTAGCGATCAAAGAGTATGGAGTAGATTACAGTAATAATAGACAAAAAATATTTTATGAGAAAGTTGTACAAGATAAAAAATACATAAAAATGTTTAATAAAATGGTAAAAAAATATTTTCATAAAGACATGTCAATTCAATATAAACCAAGAGAATATGATCGCATTTCTGGTAAATGGATAATTAAAAACTTATATATAAAAATAAGTCCGGTACTATTAAAAAGCGAATTATAAATTTCATAATATCTATTTTAATTATATATTATGAAACTTAACTTTAGTAATACAATGATAATTATTATATTTATAGGTCTTATTTTTGTTTCTTATCAATGGGCAAAATATTCCGTTAAATGTCCACAACCTAAAATTGTCTATAAATATATTCCTAGAGATTTTAATGTTGATTCAACTTATCCTGATTTAGTAAGTTCTAATTTTAATGATATGTTCACTAAACCCACTCCTTATATTGTCCCATTAGGTAGTGAAAATTTAAGAAAAACAATTTAAATGATAATATATATAAATTTATAAAATGGGAAATAATATAAAATGTTCAAAAAGTAATGAGTTCCGAACCGATTTTTTTACAGATATAGATGAAGAAAAAATAGTAGATTTAAGAAATAATTATACAATTCTGTATGTTGATTATCTAGACCGTGGTTTAGTATATGCAAAAATGTATGATGGAAATACATTCGTATTACCTAGAAAAAAAGATATTGTGAATAATATGTTAAAATATTATTTAAATCATAAAGATAGTGAAATTTACATAAAAACAGACTATTTATGTAACGAGAAAGAAAAAATATGTATATGTAATACACATGCAGATGATTTTAGAAAAATTTACGATGGAGTTTATTATAAACCTAACAAAAAATATATAAGTTGGTTTAAATTATGATTTATAATTTTTTATCATTGACGGCATTTAAAATACACATTATTCTAAATTAATTTAACTGTAATACTAGTTTTTCTTTTACTGCAAAATGAATTTAAATCTATTATTTGCTCTTTTTTATCGTAATTTTCGTCAAAATTCTTTTTATCCCATTCTATAAATTTTGGCGTACCTATCATAAACTCTGGTGTCTTTTTTGCTTTATACCAAAATACTTTTTTTCGGATATCTGTACTTCTTACCCTATTATTAATTACCATACATCCATAATTTTCTGTAACCTTTAAAAATACTTGATCAAAAACATCTCTAGTTGGAAACATACCAGCATAATGTTCATATAATCTTTTTCTATTTGAAAACATATCTTCACCTAATAAAAATATAAAATCAAAGTTTGATCTTAATTCAGGTTGAATACCTAATGAATATTGCATAGTTAAAATAAATGTCAGCTGGAAATGGCGACCTTCATTAAATATAGATAATACATTTGGATCCTTTAACCATAAATGTTTAGAACTCATACAATCATCCATAATTAAAAATGTTCTAGGATCTTTTGTTTCTTTACCTTTCTTTACTCTTTCTTCATTTATTGCTAACATTTTTCTTTGTCTAGATAATACATTTGGTATAATTGTCTCAATATATTCATGGTGTGTAAATGCTGGAGGAATAAATTCATTATAAAATTTTGTCATTTTATCTGTTGGTGCAATTACAGTACCACATGGTATATCACGTATATTATACATTATATCTCTTACAACCCAACTTTTACCAGATCCTGATTTTGCAATCATAGCAATTCTTGGATTTAAAAATTTTCCTTCTTCATTATACACTAAAGTGTTCATATCGAACTCACCTAGCCCAATTTCTGCCATATAATATAATCTACTTAGATTTTTAAATTATATTATAATTTTATTAAACCATTTACATTTTATTTATATAATTTTTATGATATTAACATCAATTTAAGCTTTAGCTTCTTTATAGATCTTATAAATTACCATCTAATAGTTCTTGACTACTAGTTATTAATGCTGGTATAACTTGTTCAGCCTGGTAAATAAAATATACTATAATTACCCAATTTATAAATGCACATAATATACTAGTTCTTAATACCTTTTCTTCTTTTGAATCTTCTCTTGAAAAGAAGTTATTATCTGTCCACAATAATCCATATATCAATAAAAATGTTAAAAAACAATAAATAAATGCTGTTTGTATATTCATCAATATATTATAATAATATTATTTATTTTGTTTATATATTAAATTCATTATTTGTTATTTTTTTACCGTTTTTACCTGTTTTATTTATTGATACAGATTTATCAGTTGAATCGTGTTTAATGTCTGTATCTAAATTATTTACTGAATCTTCTTTATTTATTATTAATTTACTTTTTAATGTATCCCTAAATATATTATCACCATTATCTTCTTTTAATACTGATATTGATCTATTTTTTAATACATTACCGGTTGTATATGATTCAAATACATCAATATTTCCAGTAATTGGTATATATGATTCACTGACTGAAACACTTGGGATGTCTCGTTTTTTACGTAGAGATCCATATTGTTTAGGCATATTTTTCTTCTCTATTTCACAATTTTCTTGTTCATTTAAAATTTTATATTCTTTTACTTGTTCCTTTACTTGCTCCTTTACTTGTTCCTTTACTTGCTCTTTTACTTGTTCTTTTACTTGCTCTTTTACTTGCTCTTTTACTTGTTCTTTTACTGATTTTTTTGTTAATTGATAGTCAATTTTATCAGTATTAAATTCAGCTTTTAATAAATGTGCCAATCTATTTTTATCTTGTTCAGTTACTGTTTTATCTACAACTTCAGTATCATTAGCTATTGTTTCAGTATATGAATTACCTAAATATTCTTTTAAAATAATATTAATTGGTAACATCTTACGTATTGCCTCAGCTATAGATATTTTAATAACTTCTAATGCTTCTCTTTGATTTCTTTTTAATTCTAAAGCAGTATATTTATGATAAAATAAAAATGGATTTTGAAAAATAGCTTTTGCTGATTCAATATATGAATAATGAATAAATTTATCAAGCTCTATTAAATAATTTATCTTTAATTTGTGCTTTTTGTCTGGCGGTGTGTTTGTTAATATCATTATATTTGATTTAACTACTGCTTTTAATAAATCTTCTAATATATCAGAACAGTTTGAATCTGATAATATACGTTTAGTTTCTGAAATGATGACGTTATCATTCCATAATGGTATTCTTCTTAAGAAAGTTTGGAATATTTTTAATTCTTCATTCGATTTTGCAACCTTTATAGCTTCATTATAAATAGATTGAAAGCCTTCATATATTAGTGGAGCTACAATATTTACTAATTGTGTAGTATATTCTGTTTTAGTTTCAACTAAAAAATTCATATAAAATATATTAATATTTTATATATAATATTTTAACAAATATTTAACATTGTTAAGCATTATTACCTCTACTAATTAAATAATCCATTACACCTTTTTTAATTACACAACATTTACCATCAGATGTATAGTTTGATATAACTTCATCATCTTCTAATTTTAATACATCATCTTGTCCATTTGGACTCCAATTATTTGCATTACAGTATCTTTGATCACATTTATTAGTTAAAATTTCATATATATTTGGAAATGATTGTTTTTGAACTTCTAGGTATGTATTATTGAAATTTTCTATTTTACGATAAGCATTATGATTAATATAACTTAAATAAACATAATACAAACATAAACCAATAATTATATATTTTAATATTATAATCACATTATCCCCATTATCTGATAATAATTCATTAAACATATTACACATTCTTATATATTATAATTACAGAAAAATATCTTATTTATATAAATAATTTAATAATCATTCAACTTCAATTAAATCTATTATATTATTTAATTTATTTATTATTTCATCATAACTATAACGATTTTTATATTCATAACTTAACATATTGAATATTATTTCTTTGATTTTTTCAATGTCTTTTATTTCTTCAATTTCCATGAGTTTTATTTCTAATTCATCTATGTATTTTTTTATATTTTCTTTTGTAAATTTCATAAATCTTATAACCATATTATCTTCATCACTTGTTTTAATATACTTAAATATACTTCTGTAATGATAAAATATATCATTAAGTAAAAATCCGATTAATATCCCCACAATACCATAATATTGACTTTTAATCATCATTTCTTTGATTTCACATGAAGCTCCCGTGTCATTTAATATATTATTTTTATTTCTATTTTTTGCATATATATAATATTCGGGTGATGCTGACCATAAAGTAGTGTCAAAATCAATATTTGATTGATAATCATTTGATAAAAAATAAGCAATACCATAATCTATCATTATAATATTATTTTTATTTAAACTATCAGTATTAATAACAATATTATTTGGTTTAATGTCATTATGTAAAATTAAATGTTTACTTAATTCATAATTTTTATTTACAAAATCTCTAAATAATGATAATTTATCTTTTAAAGTTAATTTTCTTAGATTATATTTTTCATTTAACGTTTCACCTAAATATTCATATATTAAAAAATAATTTTTATCATCATAATACATAATTTTATTTTCAAAATTACTTATTTTTTCTACAACCTGATAATTTAATGTCATTTCTCTAAACATTATATCTCTGTCCAATTTTCTAAATGTTTTAATTACCACTTTGACTATAATATCATTTATATCATTGTTTAAATCACCTAATACAATATGCCCAGTTCCACTCTTACAATAATTTGACAGTTTTGTTAGAGTGAAATTAGAATTATCGACTGTAAATGTATTGTTTGTTACATAAATTTTTTTCATAATATTATTAAATTAGTTTAAATAATATTATGAAAAAGAGTTTTAAACTCTTTTTTTACTTCTTAAAATATCATATGGATTATTACTATTTTGATTAAATCCTTCAATATTTTGATTCCCTAATTCGATATTTCCACATTTAATATTATTGTTTTTTATAATGTTTTTAAAGATAACAAAGAATACTAATATTGCACCAAAAATCCAAACATATTTCATATATTCTAAATTACTATCATTTTTTATTAGTTTATAAGACATTATATATATTTACTTACTATTTTATTTTTAATTTATTTTTTTTGAATTTTTTTCTATGTCATTTTGTAATTGATCATAAATTTCTTGAGCACGTTTTAATTCATATTCTATTTCTTGAAGTTTATCAGTTTTCTCTTCGATTACATCTGTAATTTGATTCATATCATTCTTTTTAACTTCAATATCATCATTAATTTTTTCTAAATTAATATTAACTTCAGAGTCACCATCTAATTTAATATTTGAAATAGATAATTCATTATCATCAACTGAATCAGTTACTGATGTAGTATGTTCCGTTTTTTTTGATTTCTTATTTTTCTTTTTCTTTTTATTTTCATTAATGGCTTCCATGACGAGTTCATTCTTTCTCTTTTCATATAATTCTTTAGATTTGTTTTGGTTTTCTAAATATGATTTCATTAAATTATTTAGTTTAGCTTCAGCATAATTTGTTTCTGATGCTTTTAATGGATCATCTTCAATTGGTAACCATTTACCAACATCAGCAACAAATACATTAAAAGTTGGATCAATACTTTGTAAATATTCAGCACGTTTTAATGCTTCTTCATAAGTTGAATAAGTACCTCTAAATTTAATACCACGAATATCAGAATTATCTTTTGTTTTAAAAAATGATGGTGATAATACAGATAAAACTACATATTTTTGTCCTGAAATTTCGGCATCTTCTGTTAAATAATCAATTGCTTTTTGTTCACTCATATATTTAATTATATATTTTAGTCATTTTTTTAAATTCTTTATTAAACGAAATATATTATTTATTAAAAATAAATTGAAATTATTAATAATTTAACATAAAGTATTATTGTTATCATAATTTTATTAACCTTTATGTTAAATCTTTTTCTGAAACTATTTATAATCTCATTTATAATCTCTACAAATATTTTTATGATGGTGACTATTGTTTTGTTATATCCTATTGTATATATTGGCAAATGTGTGTTTAATGAAACATGTTCAAATTCAAATTCATATTTATATCTAAATTCAAATGATACATGTATGTATAATACTTATGAAATGTTTAAACATCCTAATGACCTTTAATTAAAATTTGAATATATTTTATTGATATATTCATGACTATTATTTTTTTATATTATATGTCTACTAAGATTAGTTGTATTGCCACCAAGAAAGATAGAAATCAATGTACATTTAAAAAATGTAATGATTGTGATATTATTGATTATTGTTTAAAATATTCTATTAATGGCAGATCGTCATAAAGAATGGTTAGACACGCCCACAGAGTGTGGGCTTCATCCCATGCTCGAGGACGAGCACTTGCAAAAACCCTGAAAAGAGATTAGAACTAAATGATAATGCTAAGAAAAATATTAAAAGACTATTATATAACTATAAAAGATCTGCTGGATGTAGAAATATTGATTATAATTTAACGGATGAAGAAGCTACAGAATTAATGAATGATAAATGTTTTTATTGTTACGAAGAATGTACAGATGGTTATAAACATGGAATAGATCGTAAATATAATGATGATGGGTATGAAAAAGATAATTGTGTTACTTGTTGCAAGATGTGCAATATAAGTAAAAATGATACATCAATCGAAGAATATATAAATAAAGTATTCCATATATTATCACATACTTGACTAATTGATGAAAAACATTATTATCCAGAATTATTTAATAATTCGATTGCAAAAAAATGTCCAATAACAAGTAGATTTTATAGTTATGTTAATCGAGCTAAAAATAAAAAGGAAAGAAATGATAATTTTAATTTTAATATAAATAAAGAAGAATTTATATTAATAACATCATTAAATTGTTACTTATGTGGTAAAGAAACTAATTCATATCATTTGAATGGAATAGATAGGATAAATAGTAAAGATGATTATACATTTAATAATATTTTACCTTGTTGTTATGATTGTAATGTAATTAAAAATGAATTTGATATAACTCAACTATTAATTAAATTTAACCAATTATATCTAGGTAGGAAATTGATAAATGAAGAAAGAGATAATTTAATTAATAAAATAAAATTATTTATTGATAATAGAATTGATGAAACTAACGACTATATTAATAGTAATATTTCATCGGCCGCAATTATGGTATTTGATAATATTGTAGATTATGGTTCACCGATAATTGATGAACAATATTGTGATATTTACAATATTATTGATATTTAAGATTTAATTTTCTTTATATTTTTTAAAAAATTATAAAGATTATTGATGAATATTTTACGAATTTTATTAATTGTTTTTTATAAGTCCATTTATTGTAAATTTATAATGAATATTTTATTAATTGTTTTTTATAAGTCCATTTATTGTAAATTTATAATGAATATTTTATTTTTTGTCTATTTTATATCTATTATTTTATACATACAAAATGATTCTACACTACATTAAAAAATTAATTAGAATATGCAAGACCACCCATTCCTGACATCACACGTAGAACGTTATAATTGACAGCGAAAACCATTAAGTCGGATGTAACACCACTGCCAATGTAGTTATCAGGATAAGTAACAGTTAAGTTAGCATTATCGATACGGGACATGTTGCAAGTACCAGATGGTTGATGTTCTTCAGGGTTGAGAGCAAAAGAATAAACGTTGATACCATCGCATGGGCAGTTAGTGTGGCATTGCCAAGGTTGAACATAGTTGAAGTAATCACCTTCACGTTGGGTAAATCTTTCGTGACCGTTAAGTTCTAATTTAGCAGATTGAGTTGGGTTACCAGTAGCGATGAGGTTGCGACCGAAATTGCACCAATCACG